CGGTTCTATCAGTTGTATCAATCGGTTGAACATTGTAAAATGGTATAGATGGCGATGCCACTAATAACTTTTGAGGTCTTCTTCTTGAATCCGACTCATTTACATAAACATTTTGAATATTTGCAGAAATGTTTACAACAGATGGGAAAACACTTGAATTTGCTCTGACAATCTTTCTCTTTATAGTGTAAGAGTCACTTTCAAAAAGTTGTCCTTGTCCACGAACTCTGAATCCAGTCGCAGAGTTGACAGATATAATCGTGCCAGTTTTTTCTGCACCATCGCCACCAGTAATTCCGATGGTGTCACCAACAATCAGATAATGTTCACTTGATAAAGTAATATCATAAGTTTGGTCAGAAACATCGATTAGACTTAGCGATTTAACTCGATATGTTGAAGATACGTTAAACAACCAGTTTTTCGATGCATAATCTCTTGATTTTGCACCAAGAGATTTTAATAAAATATTATCACCCTTAGTATAATATTTTGTTCTTGAATCGATTACCAGATTATTCAATACAGAGTTGATTCTTACCTGTATAGTTTCATCTGGATTTGAAAAAGATGATCC